CGACTCAATCCGATCCCTGCGTCAGTTAACGCTGATGTTCGGAAAGGTCGCGATCCCTTGCAGCGATGCTAGGGTTCGTGCGGCGATGCGTGGCTATGTCGAGAATGAGCAGATAGTCAAATACGGGGATTCGACGCGAGATGCCTCAGATCTTGAGGCATTCAAGCGCGTTTCCTCTCTATTGTTTCGAGACGCCTTCGCGTACGCAGATCGAGAGATCTACGCAGGCAATGTTGTTCCGAAACACGGTCCAGGCTCAACGGCAGATAGAAGGCGTGGAAACGCCAAATATCGGTCACTGGTCTGGACTGATCGTCTGGAGGGATATTTTCCAGCAGTGGATTATCTCCTTCCTAACTATCGTTTCATTGATAGTATGGACGATATCGACTATCTCGAACCTGGTGCTGAGATTCCCGTCAAGGTGATCTCAGTTCCTAAGACGCAAAAGACACCAAGGATCATCGCTATGGAACCAACCTGCATGATGTATGTGCAGCAAGGGCTCCTAAGCGTGATCCTGGAAGCGCTGACCAATCCATTTCTGGATGCGGACGAAGAACGTCCGCGCGGCCGGCGACGAGGAAGAGATGACTTCCTTCCTCACTTCCTGGGATTCCAAGACCAGACGCCTAATCAGCGTATGGCCGAGGATGGCTCGCTTCACAACGAGCTAGCAACACTCGACTTGAGTGATGCATCCGATCGTGTCTCTTATCAGCTCGTACGCGCACTCGTGTCTTCAACCCCTCATCTGAGTGGGGCTGTTGACGCTTCTCGTTCGCGGAAGGCTGATGTGCCTGGTCACCCTTGTCAAAGGTTGGCCAAGTTCGCATCTATGGGTTCAGCCCTTTGCTTTCCTTTCGAGGCGATGGTATTTCTGACCATCATATTCGTTGGGATTGAAAAGGTGCTCAACACATCCCTTTCCCGTAAACTCATTCGTGAGTTTGTGGGTCGGGTGCGTGTCTATGGAGACGACTTAATTGTCCCCGTAGACTATGTGCAGACTGTGATTGACTCACTTGAAGGCTTCGGCCTAAAAGTGAACTCACGCAAGTCTTTTTGGACTGGAAAGTTCAGAGAGTCATGTGGTAAGGAGTATTACGCAGGCGAGGACGTATCAGTTGTCCGAGTCCGCGAATTATTCCCTACATCACAGCAGCACGCGACGGAGGTCATTTCCATCGTGTCCCTACGTAACCAGCTATACTATGCTGGTTATTGGGATACGGTACGATGGCTTGACGGGTACATAAAGGAAGTGATTCGTCACTTCCCCACTGTACTGCCTACGTCTCCCGTCTTGGGTCGCCATAGCGTACTCGGCTATTCAGCCGAGCGCATAGGCAAACAACTACACAATCCCCTAGTCAGGGGTTGGGTAGAAGTCTCCACGCCACCAGCTGACAAGCTGGATGGTATGGGAGCCCTACTCAAGTTCCATCTCAAGCAGGGCGACGAGCCCTCGTTTGACCCATGGCACTTGGAACGTGCTGGACGTCCTCATGCCGTCAAGATCAAGCTGAGGTACGGTTCGGCGGTCTAAACCGCCGAAGGGGGCGAAAGCCCCTTGCGGAGATACCACACATGGACTTATTACGGATCGTTCTGGGGTTGACCCCCATTTAACAGATCCGATTGGTCACGTGTGACTAGGGTATATCCGGGAGGC